CCGTCTCGCCGATGTGCGTATCAAACCAGCTCAGGCTGGCGTACACGCCGGTTCTGTTCCCCGCGTCTTCCATAGCCGCGCAGAACGTTTTGCACATCGCGCTGATCGTCTCGTCCGAGGGGAAGCCGTTTTTCGCCTTGTACCCGTCGGCGTCCTCCATATCAAACCACACGCCAAGACGGGGCTTCCTGCCGTTCAGGAATCGAAGACAAGCCTCCGCCTCCTGCCGTGCCTGCGCCTCGTTGAGCGCGTAGGAATACCAGTAAAGTCCCCACGGAATGCCGAGCATCTCGCACTTTGCGATGTTCCGCTCCGCCCACGGGTCCGCGCTCGTCCAGAACCCGCCGCGGATGATGACAAAGCCGTCTTTATAGGGCGTCAGGTCCATGTCGCCCTGCCACTGGGAAATGTCTATACCGTTCATTTCCATATACCTCCTGCTTTGAATTTTGCCAGCGCATTTTTCCAAGTACCGCCCTTGCGGTACAGCGTCGCCTGCTTCCACGTCCCGCCGGTCTTGAAGTACAGCACATCGCCGACCGGCTCCGGTACGGCAAGAGTGACCGGGCTGTTTGCCGTAGTCGGTCTGTGCCCGCTGGTCATTCCGGCAGTCACCGTCGCGCCGGTATACGTTGACGGAAGCGTGTAGTAATAAGTAGCGGCAAGATAATAGCCGCTGCCGTAATTGTACGCTTCGCTCGGGCCGAACTCGTTTTCCGTGCCGTCGCTGCCCCAGGGGATGTACGCCGCTTTGTTTGCCGCTCCCCATCCCATGATTGCGTTGGAGTACATCTTTATCCGCACACAGATAGAGTTATCGGAAAGCCGCGTAACAGCGCATTTGGAATAGTAGGCATAGCCGTACTTCCTCTGGTTGTACATGCTAACAATTTCGCCGGATACTTCCTCGCTCCATCCCGCCGCATTCGTTGGCTCTGCCGTGCTGAACGTTCCCATTCCGTTCACCTCACTCCGAATACATGAGATAGATATCCCCGTCGCTGCCGAGCTCTGCGCCCGGCTCCGTCGTTCCGGCGTAAACGTGCCGCACCTGATCGGCGGCAAGGCCGAACTTTGTATACGGGATATCATTCGCGAGCTTCTCGGCGGTCACGGCGTTCGGCGCGAGCAGCGCCGTCGTGATGGCAAGCGCGGCGATTTTCTCCGCCGTCACCGCGCCCTGCGCGATCTTCTGCGCTGTTACCGCGCCCTGCGCGATGTGCGTTGCGAGCACCGAGAGCGCCGCGAGTTTTTCCGATGTCACCACCGCCGCGCCGAGCTGCGCCGTGCCGACACTTCCCGCGCCGAGCTTCGTGCCGTCCAGCACCGGGATCCTCGCCGCGTCCAGAACGCCGGAATTTATATCTCCCGCTCCGTGCGTATGGCTCGCCGCCGCGCCGCCGAGAGCCACGGCCGTCACCTCCGCGGCGAGCTTTAATAGCGTGATGCTCCCGTCCGTAACGCTGCCCTGCGTCACATCCTGCATCGCCTGTACGATCTGCTCGAGCGCCGTCTGGACGTTCCCCGCCGAAAAGCCGGGGATCGTCGTGATGCCGAGCTGCGCCGCGGCGCTCGTGCCGGTCAGCTCGTCGAGCAGGGCGTTGAACTTTTCCCGCACCACCGCCGTCACGAGCGCGTCGAATACCTTCTTGTTCTGCGCCGCTGTGCCGGTCAGCTTGTCGGGCCGGCTCTGCACGCCGTTCGCGGCGATGGCGGCTTCCGTGATCTTCTGTTCCTGTATGCTCATGTCTTCACCTCTTCGCGTAATTGCCCGTCACATAATGCTTTGTGATCTGGAATATGCCGAAGCCCTCGTTCGGCTCCTGGTTCCGGACGATGATCTGCAGTCTCTTGTAGTTCTTCACCTTGCGGTTGAGGAAGATCTCCTGCGGGCTCTCGTCCGTGTTGAACGTGATGCGCTCAAAGTCGATGTCAGAAAAGTCCAGAATGTCCATCGGCTTTCCGGCTACCTTCTTTTCGTGCCCGCCGGTGCGGTCGGCGCGGATGTACACCTCGGCGCTCGAGCGCGCATACGGCTTGATGGTCACGCAGCAGCCGCGCTTTAAAAGCGTCTTGAGCACGGCGGGCGTGCCGTCATCGTCGTACTTTGTCGCCCACACGGCGGAGATGGCCGCGCCGTCGTCGCTGTAGCGGCTCATGTCCTCGATGTCTGTGTTGAGCTTGCAGATCCGTCCGTCCGCCGTGCCGAAGTACAGCGCCTCGTCCGTACCGGAGTGCTGCACATACCAGCACAGCGCCGGAACGTCCTCCCAGTAAAACCCCTCGTACACGAAATCGCCGAGCGCCGAGCTGCGGAACGTCTTGGTCTGGCGGCCGTTGAGGATATAAACATGCCCCTCCGGCACTGCGAGCAGGTACATACCCTGCCACACCGCCGCCTCCGCCTCCGGCAGAGACGGCTCATTCGTGAGCTGCGCGTTGAGATACAGACTTCGGTTCTGAATGATCTTCTCCCCGGTCAGACTGCTGCTCGTGATCGCCGCGACGCCGGCGCGCGCGAGAAAGAGCGGATCATCGAAGAGCGAAGCGAAGCTCCCCGGCGCGACGGCCCCCACGCCCGCGATCGTCTGCTGCAGCGTGAACACGGCCTCCCCGTCCTCGGAGAGCGCGGCGGAGCGGAGGAACACGGTGCTGTCGCCCCCGTCGTCCGCCTTGACGATGCCGAGCGAGCTTCCGATGCGGCAGTAGCCGCAAATCGGCGTAGCCTCGCTGCCGACGGCGGCATAGCCGAGATCGGGCATATACGTCGGGTCGTACAGACCGCTCGTCCAGTCGAGATTCGGGCAGTCCGGATTGCCGGAGAGCACCACGCGGTCGTTCGAGCCGACGCCGTAGGTCGTGATAATCGTGCACTTGTCAATGCGGTCAGCATAGCCCTCCACCGTGTGCGGAAACTGCACGACGAGCCCGTCGGACGCGCCAGCGTCCGGCGCGGCGGGGGCAGAGGGAAGCGTGATCGTGCCCGCCGCGCGGTCGAGTGTGAAGTCCGTGACCTTCTCGCCCCAGACCCACGCGCGCACCGCACCGGATGCGTCGATCTCTCCGTCGAGCGTGAATTTCACGCTCTTTCCGTCGGTCTGAAAAGCGTTCTTCCGGTACGGTGTGAGCAGGTTGACCGCCTCATAGGAAACCCCGCCGCCGGAAGGACTGCGCGTGATCGTCGTCGTGGGGACATACGCCCCCGAAGCGGATACGCGCTTTGCCTCCGTCCCATCATAAGAGTAAAACCCGCCGCCGGTGACGATCCAGAGCTTTCCGGCGAGAAAAACCGCCCGGCTCTTGCGGCGGGGCAGACCGGAGAGAAGCACCGCGGGCGTTCCGTCGTCCGCCCAGGCATAGAGCTTCGTTCCGGCGTGGACAAGGCGCTTCACCGTTCCGCCGAACTCCGCGCCGAAGAGCCCGTACACGGTGTCTCCCAGGCTCTGTACCGTCCGGTAGCCGAGCCGTTTCTGCGGCATACCGCCGCCGTCCGCCACGATGTTCGTGCAAAGCGGGCTGCGGCAGCTCTCCACAAGCGACGGGTCGGTCGAAAAATCCGCGCCGCGAAAGGCGGCGTACCGTGTGCGGGTGATCCCCGCGCCGCGTTTCTTCCCCATGGTCTCACCTCCGGAAAAGGCTCTGCGCGACGCGCCGGTTCCCGCCCGGAAGCGCGGCGGCAAGCTGCGCCGCCACATAATACGGCATGCACTCGCACGCCTCCGCGTCGATCTCGAACTCGCAGCTGTCGGGCGCGTCCTGCGGGATCGTATTCGGCACGGCGAAATACTCCACAACGATCTCCGCGGCGTACCCCTCCGGCACAAGGAGCTTTCCGGCGCGCCAGCGGAGCGCTCTCGTGATGCGTCCGTCCGCCCAGACGCGGTACAGCGCCGAAAAGTCCGGCGGCATTTCGTATGCGGTCTTGCCCATGGCAAGCGGCAGCGCGTATTCGCGCACGATGCGCCGGATCTGCGCAAGCGTTTTCTGCGCGGTGTCGAAAAAGGCGGTCATTTTCTTTTCGATGTCCTCGTCGTGCTCCACCTCGCCGCCCGCGCTGTGCTCGTCGAGGAGCATATAAACCTTGTTTTTCGCTTCTCCCAGCGTCATGGCGCGCCGCCCCTCTCTCAAAGCTCGTCGAGCGCACGTCCGTCCCGGCGGCGGAAGCGACGAGCGAGAGATCGAGCGCCGTGAACGGTACCGGGGTGCGCTCGCCGGGCGCGAGACGCCAGCCGTTGTCGGCGGTGACGTCCTCGCCGTCGGCGCGGCGCTCCTTCATGTACACGCTGGCGGATTCGCTGTTGTTCTGCACCATGCAGGCAAGTCCGCTCACGCGGACGATCTGCGCGCTCGTGCCGAGGGTGAGCACACAGACGGAATCGATCTTTTTCATGGTTTCTCCTTTCAGTTATAGAGAATGCGCAGCACGGCGGCGAGCACCGCCGCGACGATGCCGGAGAGGATGCCGATGAGCCAGTTGAGCTTGGTGTTGATCGTCGCCATCGAAACATCCCCGGCGGCAAGGCGCTTCACCGTGTCGTCCTGAAAGCGGGTGAAGCGCTTCTGCAGCTCCGTAAGCTCGCGGCAGGGCTGATTCTGGCAGTTAGGCTCCATAGAGCGTCACTCCCCTCCGAGCCGCGGGCGGACAATGCCGTTGTATACGGCGCTGAATCCCGCGGCCGCAGCGCCGACGGCAAGCGAGAGCAGAAGCTGCTTTCCCGTGCTCCAATCGGTCAGCGCATCCTGCAGCACCGCGGCGTCCGCCAGCAGGTACGCGAGAGCCGCCTGCCAGAACGTCTTTCCGGCGCGGATCAGAATGTCTTTCGTTTTTTCGTTCATGTTGTTCTCCTTTCTTTTTTCACAATGGGCGGAGCCGAGCCCCGCCCCTACAAAGGCTCCCTTGTGTAAAGGGAGCTGTCAGCCGACAGGCTGACTGAGGGATTGTCTTTCTCCGCGTAAGAAAACCCCTCCGTCAAAACCTTTGGGTTTTGCCGCCTCCCCTATCAGAGGAGTCAAGCAGGTATGCGGAATACTGTCTTGGCTCCCCCAACAGGGGCAGACTCTCCCCAGCGGGGAGAGATGTCGCCGCAGGCGACAGAGAGGGGGGCGGGGCTGGCAGCGGCAGCGCCGCTGCCTGAGGGGTTTGCCCCGTCTGTTCCCCGCAATCAGGAAGGATTTCCAAAAATGATCTGCCGCGCGTCGCCCCAGCCGACGCCGAAGTCGGCATACGCGGTGTAAAGATCCTTCAGCGGGTTGTCCTGCGGCGACTGCATCACCGTCGGGCGCGTGTTATAGACGATGTTCACAAGCTCCTTCATCAATCGGCGGTCGCACACCGCCCACTGCTTGCTCGTAAAGCCGTCCGCACCGCCGCCCATGACGATGTAGCGCATGCCGTACACGGGGTTTGCGGCGTTGTAGGCGCTCTCGGGATCGGCGGCAGGCATCAGTCGGGCGTTCTCACCGAACATCTTCTTCGCCTTCTCTTCGAGCTCCGGCGCAATGAGCACCGTGTCAAAGTCACACAGGAACGGCATACCGTCGGGCGTGAGAAATCGGTTGGCACGAGCCTGCGCCGCCGTGATGGCGGAAACGGAGAAGGCGTCCGTGGAGATGTTCGAGTATGTACCGGCGTCGGTATCGGCCACAAACGTTCGGCCCGAGGAGCCGCGCGAGGCGACGGGGTGCGCGGCGTTGGCCCAGCTCACGCCGTCGCCGCCGTTGTGCTTTCCGTCGGTGTTCCAGGCGTTGGCGAACATGCGCAGAACGTGCAGATACACGGTGAGCGCCATGCTGTCGCCGAGCTTGGTGCCGACCTTCTTGGTCTCGCCCATCTTGTCCACCTTGGCCTCCTTGTAGCCGACGGGGATGGAGAGCGTGTACTCGACCGGCGTGATCACGGTCTTAAAGCCGCGCTTGAGACTGCCCTCGTTGAGATTCTCGCCGTCGTAGCGGGGCGCTTCGCCGTAGCCGCCGGAGCCGGTCAGCTCGTAGTCGATGCTCTTGGCGTTCACCTCGCCCACGACGGGCGAGAGCTTATTGAGGCGGTCGGCGTAAGCAAAGTCGAACGCCTTGCCGACGAACGCATAGTTGTCGCTGGTCCAGTTTTTGAAAGTGCTGCTCATTGATTCATTTTCTCCTTTTCTGTTTTCGTTTTTCAGGATTTTGCCGCGAGCGTATGCGCCGCGGCGATGCAGCGGATCGTGTGACGCTCGTAATCGTGGCCGATGCAGCGCACCGCCGTGGCGCCCGTCACGCTCACAACGAGCGCCGTAGCCTTGGCGTTGAGCGCGCACACGGCGCTGCCGAGCGCGGGGTAGAACTCATACTCGTCCCCGGCGGCGGGTGTGCCGCCGGTCTCAAGCGTGAGCACCGTGCCGCTCTTCGCATAGTCCGTCACGGCGCGGCGCGTGCCGGGCTTATCGCTGTTGCTGCTGCCCGCGCCTTGCTTTTGAGAGCGTGTAACACCCCCGGCAAGACGGAGAAATCCGAAATCCCCGTAAGCCTTGAAAACGCTGGGGTTTTGGCACTTTATCCCTTCCGCAAAATCTCCGAAAATCGCCGTTTGACCACATCTTTGACCACAACGGCAGAAACAGAAAAATGAATATCCGGGTGTAGCTCAGATGGTAGAGCGCGTGGTTTGGGACCACGAGGCCGCTGGTTCGAAACCAGTCACTCGGACCAAAAAACCTCTGAAATCGCTGATTTCAGAGGTTTTTTGCTATTTCATTGTTTATTGCGGCGCATTTTTTGAGTTTGATTTCAGCAATCAGGATTGTCCCTCTTTATTGTCAACAACCTTAATAATGTCTTGATACGCATTAACAAGCGATGGATATTGTCGCATTATTTTAAATAATTCTCGTCTTGTCCACCAATCCACATCATACTTCTTTTCTAGTGATGTCAAATGATCTATTAGTGGAGCCGTAATATCAGAAGTAACCGCTAAAAGGAATCCCGTCGCTTCGTAATAATCAAGCGTATCTCGTATGTCTGTTACATGAGATTTATTTACGCTGTTTTGATATGCCTTGCACTGACAGATGGTAAGTTTACGGTTTTCTCCCTCTTTTCTACGGATAATAATATCTCGACCTCCATCTGGATTATTTGTTCGTCCGACAAGACGTACTGTTGTGTCAGGTTGCTGATATTCAATGATATCAGCAATTAATTGCTCAAATCTAGATGAGTTGACAGGGAAAATCCATTTAAAGTCTCTGTTTACATGAAGTAGTGCATTCTCTTTTGCTTGCCTGTCAAAAATTAATTTCTCCTCTTCAGCAACATATGAATGATGGTAATCTCCAGCAAAAACCCAAATATAATTACTCGACAACAAATATAATCTGTTGCTTTGACATACCAGTGTGTATTGATTAATCGAAAAACGGTCAACCACTTCGTTAACTATATCAAGGATTTCCTTTTCAATATAATTGGTGCATAAGGTCTGATCTGAAAATGATGAAAACAAAAGCGCTCCGGTAACTCCGGTTAACAGTTCATAAGAATAGGGCTGAATGAGATAGTTGCAGTCATAGTAGTTGTTGAGCAATGATATATATCCTATACTTGAATTATAGTAACAACCACTTTCCTTTCGGATGACGTAATTTGAGTCCTCACCAAGGTGTTCGATAATTGATATATCTTTCTCATCGATAAGGTCATTGGAAATTGAACCAAATATTCTTCCATGTACGCCAAGAAGAAAGTTAAAAAATTCAAACGAGTCAATAATCTTTTCTGCAAACTCTGATTCAGCAATTGTTCCAGAATAATTGTTGCCTTCAAATATTATTTCGGCTCCGTTGATTTCCGGCTCCAAACCTAAAAAGTTGTATGTACTTACATAAACAGGCTCATTGAATAATTTGAGCAATAATGCCATTGTTTCAGTAAACAGCATATAAAGATCAGATTTGTCGCCTGGAGCATACTGCCGGCTTGCCTTCCACCGTATATGAAAATCAACGCTTTCATCTCTCTTTAAAAAATATTCTACTTCTAGGCAGAATGGTACATAAATTTTTGAATGGCGAAGCCAAAAGACAATTATGTCAACCTGTTCGCCTATCTCTATTTTTACTTGACTTTGATCGTGGATTGTTTCTATTTCAGATCTTATTTTAGATAGTATTTTCTCTCTCCGAGTAAGGTAGTCGTTGGCAGCATTGGAAAGCTCTTTATATGCGGAGAAGAAAGGATTGCTCGTTAATTTACGTACCTCAATCCATCCATACGAATTGTCTTCTGCTTGATTTGTCCATTGATATGCATGGCATAGATAGAGAACTTGATGACAGAGTCCATCCTCATTGGTTTCATAGAGAATCTCATCAAAATCAAAGAGGATTTGTTTACTGCCTAATCTTTCTGTGATATTTTTTTGTGCCACTTCTATTGATTCGGCAGAAGACTCCGGCAACATATACGGAGTCTTTTCAAACGGATCTAAACTATTACAGACCAGAACATCATAACCATTGCTAATTAAGCAAGCAATAATAACCATAGTATCCTCCGCTATTCTCATTTTTCCTTATTCCATCGGTTTTTCCAGCAAATCCTCCATCGAGCACCCAATCACACGCGACAGTTTGTAGATCGTCTGCGCCTGGGCTTTGTCAATGTCGTTGACACGCTGCTCGTACATTTGGATGGATCGAAGGCTGACGCCGGAAATCTTCGCAAGCTCCGCTTGGGAGAGTCCGCGGCTTTCCCGCAGCTTTTTCAGCCTGCACTCCGACAGCGCCGTTGAACACCTTTCGTCCATTGTCTCGATGAATTTTGAGATGTCCATCTCGTGGTAGACCGAGTACATAGGGATGATTTCAGACAGCTTTACGCGCTCGAAGATATCCTTGAAGCGCATTCCGCTGTACCACTGATACTCTGCCAACGCCCAGCCAGCCCAATACTCAGGAGAAAGCCCTTCGGAATAACGCGGCTCCGGCAGCTTTTTCTTTTTATAGGTCGCTTCCACGACGACCCTTGCCAGCTCAATGCCGGACATGCCTGCGAGGATTGCCGGGTTGCCCCGCTCAAACTGTTCGGCATACCCGGAGGAGAGAAAGATCGACGCTACCCAATCCGCTTTCATGCCACAGTCTTTAATCAGATAATCGAAAAACTGTGACAGCCGATCCTTGGCGTCACTCAAATAGGATTCGCTGTATGCGCGGGTCATCGTTTGTCATCTCCTCTCTCAAAATATCCAGCACGAAGATATCGTTCCGGTAGGATCTGCTCTTCGCAATCTCGGTCACGTAGGTCTGCCTCGCGTTCGTATCTCGCTCGAAAAACTTTGGATAATAAACCGTTTTATCTACCGGCTCTGCGTCAATGAAACGGATCTGTTTGAATGCCTTTTCAGATACAAGGACAGTTTGCAGTCCGAGTTTGCCCAGCGTCAATACCCGGTTCAGACTGCGTAGCGGCAAGGTGTTTTCCACGAAGGATTCTGCATACTGGAAATAGGAATCGTTTGCACGGTAACCTACGATGACATCGTATACGGTGGTGTCGATTGCAAAATGCTCTATCAAGTATTCTCTGGCGTCAATGGCAATCGGAGAGCGCAGACGGAAGGTCCTGTTTTTCAGCAGAATTGCGATCCAGTTCAGAACAGTATGGTTGCCGTCAGACAGATTCAAGATACGGAGTCCATCCGTATCTAACTCATAACGATTTACAAAACCGTCCTTTTGGTTCTTACATGCCCATTCCTTTGCCATATCCTCGATCCGGGTGCAATAGAATCCCCGCCCGTAATCATTATGAATATTTCCCTGTGAAAGCTCCGGCGTTTCAACAATTTGATTGCTTCCGTGAAACAGAGTGATATTTTCCATGGCGGTTTTCTCCTATCATTGGGATGATACATCTGTATGTATATCATTCCAACGATAGTTTGTCAACAGTCATTAAAAAAAAGAAACCGTATTTCTTTGTCTTCTGTGACGCAGATTTTGCGGCTCCAATGTTATGAGGTCATCCCCATTTTGTAGGGATGACCTCCTTTGCTGGACATCTTATCTCCCAGCAGTTGTCAGCAATTTCATCTGCCGCTTTTCCTCCTTGATCTGTTCCCGCACCTCGGCGATCATCTGCTCTAACAGCACTTCGCACTCCTCCTTCGTCTTGGCATAGACGGTGTGGACCTCGCGTTTGCCCTGAGCGTTGGTGGGTGAATAGCGACCCTCAAAGAGGTGGTCGTTGAGCTCATAGATCCCGCCGGTGCCGGGCTTGCGCACCTTGCCCTTGTACGGGGCAAACGGCGGGCTTACAGGCGGTTTTCCGCCTTCGGTGGGAAGTTGGTCGTCCAGCGTTTCGTGGGGCTCATACGCCTCGCTGTGGCCGATCCCGCGCTCGATCTTCTGCGCGGCTTGCCGCTGCATGGCGCCGGTGATGTGGCTGTAGATGTCAATCGTCGTAGCCGACGAGATGTGGCCGATGATGGCGGAGAGCGTTTTCACGTCCATGCCGTGCTCCAAGGCGGTCGTGGCGAAGGTGTGGCGCAGATCGTGGAAGCGGATGTCCTTGCACTGCGCCCGCACCAGCACCTTTTTCATCTTCCGATAGACGCTCTGCGGATACAGCGGAGCGTCTTCTTTTACCGGCGAGGGGAACATCCACCGCGACTCCGTCTGCTCCTTCAGCTCCCGCAGCACGGCCAGCACCGCCGGTGGCAGAATCACAACCCGGTCGGAGCTTTTCGTCTTCGGCGCCGACTCGTGCAGAGCACCTGCCACGTGGATCACCTGCCGCTGAATATGGAGCTCGCCGGTGCGCAGATTCAGATCGTCCCACTGCAGCGCGCAGAGCTCACCGCGCCGCATGCCGGTCGCCAGCTCCAGCAGCATCATCTCGTAGAAGCCGTCCTCCTTCGCCTGGATCAGAAACCGCTGCATCTCCTCGTGGGAGAGCACCTGCATCTCCCGCGCCTTCTTCGGCGGCAGCTTGCAGCCGATGGCGGGATTCACGCGGATCAGCCCCTCGGTCTTCGCCTTCTCCAGCGCGATCCGGCAGGTGGTGTGACAGGAGCGTACCATGCGATCCGACAGGCCGGGGCCGTAGAGATCGCGGCGGATGCGCCGCCCGTTCCGTTTCAGCTCCGCGTAGAACTGCTGGAGGTCGCTCTGCGTCAGCTTGTTCAGAGGGATTTTATCGATGTGCGGAATGATGTGATTGTAGATCCGATCCTCATAGCACTGCTGCGTCGTGATCCGCAGGCCGGGCTTGGACCAGGTCTGATACCACAGGTCGATCCACTCGCCGAAGGGCATGTCCGACTTCGCCCTGCCGGTGACGACACCGCATTTTACTTTGAGTTCTTCCAGCTTTTCCTGACAGACGGCCTTGGACACGGCGGTGACACTTTTCGTGATGGGAGCGCCCTTCTCGTCGTACATTTTGGGGCAAACCTCTTTTCTGTCGGTCGATAGGTTTGCTTTAATGGCGGATTGGTACGGAGTCGAACTCTTGGGACACTGCTTATTCTTCAAATTCGCCCCACTTGTCGCTGCCGTCCAGCACTTCCAGCATGATCCTGGCTCCGAGGCGGAATCCGCAGACGAACACCTCGCACTCGCCCAGATCGTTCAGCTCTGACTGATTGTCCCGCAGCTTTTCCAGCACCTCCTTCGCTTTCTCCGAGAGCAGCGGCGCCAGCTCCTCTTCGTTCTGCAGGATCAGCCTGCCCAGGTTCCACAGGCGGCCGTCCTTCTCCACGCCCCGCTCACCGGGCGTCACGTTCCCATACCACAGTTCTTCCAGAATCTTCATCTTATACCTCCGCATAGCAAGAGGGCGGCTCCGCGTCGGTCATTCCCGACACAAAGTCGCCCTCGGTTTTCATTTGCTCCGCCACCTTCAGCGTGTGCTTGATGATCAGCAGCTCGATATACGTCCGATCGTCGTATTCCTTCGGTACGCCGTGGATCATGATTTCCTGCATAACGGCCCCCATGATCCCGCCGACGCCGTACTTCGCACCGCCGCCCTCGCCGCGGTACAGTTCCTCAATGTTTATCCGTGCCAT